CTGCAGATAAGCCGATTTCGGCGTGGGATTGAGGGGGTAGGGTATGGCGCTTGGATTTACGCCGGCAGTCGAGATCACAGGCGCCAACGCGGCGTTGATTAATGCTCGCCTGGTCGATTGGGAGCACGTCGACGCCTCAGGCGTGAAGTCGGACACGCTGAACCTGACGGTTCGGATCGATGACCTCGAAGGCTTGCCCAGTTTCGACGGTAAAATCGGCCTAAAGGTCGGCTATCTCGAGTCGGGGCTCGTAGATAAGGGCGAGTTCAATATCACGCGGTGCCGGCCTCAGTTGTTCCCGCCGCTGCTGAAAATCGTCGCCACTGCAGTTCCTTTCAAGGTGGCCGACGAGACGGCATTCAAGGCCCGAAAATCGGCCAGTTTCGGGCCGACCACGCTTGGCGCAATCTTTCGGGAGCTGACCACACGCCACGGTTTTTCCCCTCGCATTGCGGCAGACCTGGACGCTATCCAGATCGACCACGTCGACCAGTCGAATGAAACCGATATGGGGTTTCTGACGCGGATCTCGCGCAAATACGACGCCGTCACGAAGCCGGTTAACGAGCTCTACGTCATGGCCCGCCGTGGCCAGTTGAAATCGTTGTCGGGCAAGACCTTGCCGGTCGTGACCTTGTCGGTCACGAAAGAAAACTCGCCGAACGACCGATCGTTTATCAACGCCACGCTTGACGAAGAAAGCCGCGTCAAGTTCAAGGGTTGTAAAACGGTCTGGTGGGACGGCGCCAGCGGCAAAGAGTGCGTGGTCGAAACCGGCGCGGAGCCGTTTAAGCGCGTGCGCCAGCGCTACCAGAACGAGGCCGAGGCAAAGGCAGCGGGCGAGGGTGAGGTGCGCAAGATCAAGCGCGAGGAAATGAAGCTGCAGATCGATTGCCCCGGTAATCCAGATCTCGCAGCCGAGGGCCTGATCGAACTCGACGACACCTGGCCGTCATTCATGCGCGGTCAGTGGTCAATCGACCAGGTGACGGCAAACGGCAGTCGCCAGCAGAGTTACCGCTGCTCGCTGTCTGCGACAATCCCTGCAGCATAAAAAAGCCCCCACTGCCTAACGGCGGCGGGGGCTTTTCTCGTTTCTGGCGTTACTGCTCGAGCAGGTCGCTGGGCATGGTCGGCGGCGACTGGTAATCGCGCATGACGGCGGGGAGGTTCTGCAGGTCCTGGACGCTGGCCAGTTTGTCGACGACGCCGATCGCGTTGCCGTTGGCGGCGACCCACGTCCCCTGGCGATCAAGCCAGACGCTTGCCGGCGCGCCGTTCTTGTACCTGCAGACGCCCCAGCGGTCGCCGTCCTGATTGAGGATCTTGCAGTTGACCGCCAGCCCGGCCCGCTCGCTGACGCGCTCGAGCGCGTGGTCGTCCTTTTTGACCAGGTCGTTAACCAGGATCGCCACCAGGGCGACGGCGACGACGCCAATGATGATGGGCTTTGCTTTCATGCGCGCGGATCTCCGTTCGGTTGAGGCGCGCAGGGTAGCAAAAAGCCCGCCGAGTGGGCGGGCTTGTGGGGCGGGCTACATCCTCGACGCCGAGGCCGGTGGTGGCTCGGGCATTGCGTCAATGGCTGCGTCTGTGGCTTCCTTCGTCTTGTGCAACACGCCTCCTGCCATGAATCGCAGGCCCTGGTGCAAAAGGCGCCTGTATCGCCTGGCGTCGGCCTTTACCGCCTCGGCCACGTCGACCGGGTTCGTTCGCTTCTCCCAATTCTCGATCGCCTTTGCGAGCGCGGTGTCGTAGTCGTCGCCGTCGAAGCAATCAGACTCATACGTCGCGCCAGAGGCGCCGCATTCGTGGCAAAAGACATGGCTTTCAATGTCTGCGCCGTCTTCGCCAAAGTCCTCTTGCCGGGCGATATAGGTGCTGTCTGGCCATCCAGAGGTGACGATCGCTTTTGCTGGTCCGCCGCAAAATGGGCAGGGTGATAGGCCTGTCATGGTCATTCCCCTTTGTGTCGATCGGGGCCGCCGAACTGCGCGTCGGTGCGGCCGTCGTTGTCGAGGTCGCGGTCGGGGCCGCGAAATGTCGCGTCGGTGCGCTTGTCGTTGTCGCTGTCGCGATCGCTGCCGCCGAACTGCGCGTCGGTGCGGCCGTCGTTGTCGAGATCCCGATCGGGGCCGCCGAATGTCGCGTCGGTGCGCCCGTCGTTGTCGAGATCTCGGTCAGGCCCGCCGCACGTTGCGTCAGTTCGGCCGTCGTGGTCGGTATCGCATTCGCGGGCGGCTGCAGGTTGAGCCGCGCCAGCGATCACGAGGACGAGCAGAAGCCCGCCGATTTTTAGGGTCGTCATACTTGCTCGTCCTGGTCGGTGATTTTGGCGTCCGTGCGCTGGGTGTAAACGCGATAAATAAACATGCCTACGACGTGCAGCGCGAGTGCGATCGCTACGGCGCCGGCAAAGAGGAGTTGTAACCCGGTCGGGTCGTCGCTGCGTTTCACTGTGCGGCCTCCCCGATCATGCGCAGGAAGCCGTGCCAGGCGATCAGGCAGCATTCTTGCTCGAGGTAGGCCCGCACCTTGGCGTGGTTTGCTGGGTCTGCTGCTTCGCGCAGAGAGAGGCCTCGCGCTGTGTTATAGTCGATTTTGGACATGGTCAACCCCCTAGGTTATCGGTCCTGCCCGGTTAGCGGTTGGCGCCGCTGCCGGGCTGTTTTTCACTTCTGCTGTTCAAGGCGGCGGCGCAGCTCGACCAGGTCGTCGATCTTGTAATGTCCGTCGCCCCGCATGTACTTCTCGAACAAATCATCCAGCGCCTCGAGCATCAAGTGCTTAACCGGCACGCTCTCGGTCGTCATGTTTTTAATGTCGGCCATGCCCTTGTGATACCGGACTGGCGCGATCACTTTCAGTTGCTTTTCTTCGGTGTCCGGCGCTGTCACTGCTCGTGATGCCTTCTCGACGTGCTTCTCGAGCGTTTCCTTTGCGAGGCGGCTCGGGCGCGCGGTGCCTACTTTTGGCGAGTTCATTCGGCCACCTTGAGCAGCTCGGCGGTAAGGTCTTCAATTTCTTGGCGTGCGGGATCGTCTTCGGGGAGGTCCATAACGCTTAGGCCGCTGCCAACGCCGCCCACGAACGCAACGCGCTGGTGTGTTTGTGCGGCCAGGATGGGCAGCTCGAAGCCAGCCATGGCCTCGCGAGCGGTTCGCTCTATCACTGTCCCGGCGATTGCCCTGGCCACCATGATTACGGCTTTTAGCTTGCCGTCGGTTACTTCTTGCCGGTCCTTTACGAGCTGGACGGTGTCCCCTGTTGCCCATATGTCGTACTGGCTCGGCTGCACGGGGATGATGACCAGGTCGGCGGCCTTGATGGCTGCGACGGTCAGCTCGTCAACCCGTGGCACGCCGTCAATGATTACAAAGTCATAGCCGCTCGAGATACGCGGCAGGTCGCGGTAAAGCGTCTTGCCCATGATGACGCACGGGATCAGCGTCGCACTGTCCAAGCGCGCTGCGGCCCAGTCGGTCGACGATCCTTGAGTGCCATCGAGGTCGACTAGAAGAACGCGCTTCTTGTGCTTTTCGGCGAGGCAACTGGCCACGTTTGTAGACGTTGTTGTCTTGGCTGTGCCGCCCTTCTGATTTTGAAATGACCAAACTTTTGCAGTCATGGCTGGACCCCTTGCTGTTGATTGAGGCTTAAATATACGTACAAATGTACCTTTGTACAATAGGACATAAGGGCAAAGGTACAAAACAAACAGCGCGCAGCGCCATCCTTTAACGCTTCTGTGCCTCTCGTTCAGCTCGTGTCCTTACCCTATCAGTCTGTAGGCCTCGCCCTGAGAGGCTTGCAGGGAGGTATGGCGCAGGCTGCGAGGCTGGGGTCCTTACTAATACACCCGCCCTTTTCAGCTCGTTAGTGAGTTCCTGTCCTTTTTGGCTCTTTGTCTCTACGGAGGCATCACCAGATCACCAGTCGAGCAAGATCCATATAGGCATATGCGCAAAGGTGTATGCACTTTAGATTCATACACCCTTTCGCACAGATCCTCATACACCCACACGCCATACCAATATACACCCATGCACACATACACATAGTGCGCATGGGTGTATACACCTTTGCAGCCTTCTATACGTATAGAAGGCTGCAAAGGTGTATACACCCATACACCAATCCACCACTATGCATCATGCAGGGATATGCGCAAGAGTGTATATGTTAGGGGATTGTGCGTTAGGGTGTATAAATAAATGCTAATAGGTGTATGAGTGCATGATGCAAGGGTGTATACTTTCATGATGTTGCGGTGTATGGCCTTGTCGCCTACGCTGTTGAAAATGTCTAAAGGTGCATGCAGAGGAGCGGGACGATGGGGCGCAAAGTCGAGCTGGGCGAGTTGATCGAGCAACTGGTAAAGGACGTCAAGGCGATTGACGCAAACGAGGAGCTGAGCAGGAGCGAGAAAACAAAGCGCATGGCGCGCCTGGCTGATCGGCTGAAAAACAAGCTGTACGAGGATCGCCGCCGCAAGGACGAGGATAAGCTCATGGCGTCGAGCTACCGCCGTTATCTGACCATCGCCCGCAAGGCGATCACGGAACAGAACTGGCGGCACCACTCGATCGAGGAAAGCGCCCATCGCCTGGCCAAAAAGCACCCGCGCTACGCGGCGCCGTTGCTGGCCCTGATCGAGCACCAGGACATTTCCGCGCTACGGGTGGCGCACCATGAGCTGCTGATTCAGATCCGCCAGGATAAAGACCTGGACGCGTATGAAGAGATCAGCGAAATGAAGCTCGATCACGAGATCATGCGTCACCTGACCCTGCCCAAAGCCACGAAAGTGCAACTTGCTGCCGAGGCGGTCGAGGCCCGCGAGGTCAAGGCGACCAACACGGTCGACATAAATTACCACTGGCTGATCGACACCATCAGCGAGCTTTTCTACAGCGTGCAGATCCGCGACGGAGTAGCGGCGCCGTACTTCTCCCATTTGGCTCTCGGTCTGGCGCTGGCCACCGGCCGCCGCGAGATCGAGGTCGTCAAGCAGGGTCGCTTTAAGAAGGTCGGCGAGTTCGAACTCGAGTTCAGCGGCCAGGCCAAGCGCCGGGCCGGCGTCGACTACGACTCGAGCTATCGTATTTACACCCTGGTCGCGGCCGACGTGGTGCTCGAGGCCTTGGAGAAATTGCGCAGCCTGCCCGAGGCGATCGAGCTGCAGCACCTAGATAATGTGGCCATCAATAACCGCGTGCATAGCAACCTAAACCAGCTCGCAAAGCGCGTGCTCGGCAGCCAAGAGCGCGTATTCAAGGATTCGCGGCCGATATGGGCGCGAGTGGTATTCGAGCTGCATTTCAACCGCGACCCTAAGTGGAAGGGCGTCAACGAGGATATTTTCTGGCGCGAGCAGCTGGGCCACGAGGACACCGAAACGCAGCAGACCTATAAGCAGTTCAAAATCACCTACACCAAGCCAGAAGGCGCGGACCAGGTCGAAAGCAAATTCGCCAGCCGGCTCGAGGCTCTGCAGGCCCTGGATAAACACGAGAAGGTCGACGGCCGCGAGGCTATGCTCAAAATTCACAATTGGGTAAAGGCGACTGTAGAGGGCGCGCCCGACGCGCGGATCACGCAGAAGGCGATCAGCGTCAACGTCGGCAGTTATCGACCGCTTATCAAAGAATATTTGGAGCTGGCCAGCGAGGCCCTGGCCACCCCAAACCGCCCTATTCGAGCGGTGGCGCCGGAAGTGCCGGCAGAGGTGGCAAATGCAAAACCGAGGATCTCTGTAGCCGAGATTTCAGGTCGTTTTGTTGCTGTCGCCAAACTGAATGGCGTCGAAATCGCCAGGGGCGAAGGCGACAGCAAGGAAGAAGCTCAAAGGGCCTTGTTCGCCGCCGCCAGCGGCAAAACCCGCGCCTGACCCGGCGTATATTCAAGGCCTGCCGGCGCATATTCAATGCTTGCCGGGGTTAATTGCCCCGGCAGCACATCTCGATTTTCCCCTTCTCTGAGCTCCGTCTCAGCCTCCTCTATGTGCTCGAACGCTGTCGCGATCATGTCGAGCAGCTCTCCGCGTGTCGCTTCCATTCCGGCCTTCGTGGCCATGCTAAGCGCAGATTTGGCGCGGCTGAGTTTGGCGGACGCGTTGTCCATTTTTTCCTGGCATTGCAAGGTGAATCCCTCCCCTTTCTTCCTGTCGATGTTGTAGTGCCACTACTGTCTATTTAAACAGTATACCTCGCCGGAGGCTGTAGTAGATTCGCCGCATAACCAAGCATCCATTTCAAAGTGCTGGACTCCTCTCCCGGATTGGCCATCCGCTGCACCATTCCCGGTTCCAGGTCCCGCACCAACTGAACCACTGGCGTACCGGTGGGGAGGTCGCAAAGCGAAGCAAAGGCAAACGCGCGTTCTGCTACTTCCAAGGGATACTTTTCAACTGTGCTTACATCCCCTACCTGCAAAGTGTCACTTTCGCTCACGCTCAGGCTAGACGGGGCCGCCGCGAGCTCCTCAGGGGCTAGCAGGGGTTGGTGCGTCGATTCGTGGTCATGGGTGGTCAGGGAGTGGGTGTTCTTGGCTGCGCGGCGTTGTACGTAGCCCATAACGAACGCCCAATTATCCATGTTGAGCTCAAAAAGAACCTGTCCGTTCGTCTTACGCTTTTTCGTGACCTGGCCAAGCCGCTCGAGGATCGATTTGACGACTGTAGACGCACAGGCTTTCGCGGTGAGGCTTGCGACATGGCGCCCCAGCTTCAGCGCGTTGTACAGGTCTAAAGTGTCTTGGTCGCGCTTGATCAAATCCAGCACCTGGCGGCACTGCAGGCTGCTGAACTCGCCTTTGCCAGTTTCGCGATCGAGGGTAAGGGTTTCAAAGATCTGCGCCAGCAAGGCCCGTGCAGGCGCCTTGAAGCGGTGCTGAGTGAGAACTACGCGCGCTTTGCGCTGAGCCATGTCGTAGGCCTTTGCCTGCGCCTCGTCGGCCTGCAGGAGCTCGAGGGCCACGACCTTGGCGATACCGCGATCGTCGTAGAACGAAACGTCGTCGGCGCTGATCTCGTCGACGCCGAGCTGGTGCTCAATGTGATAGCGGTCGACCTGGGCGCTTTCCGACTCGCTGCGGACTTCCTGACGGTTGAGCTTGAGAAAAGCCTCCTCGGTAGGTGTCTCGACGCTGTCGATCAGATCCATACGTTTAGAGAAAACGAGCTCCCCAGCGAACTTGCGGTTTTTCCGAGAAAGGTCGGTCAGTTCCTCGGCGGCCTGGGCGTCGATCGCCAGGCGTTGAACCTGGTAGCCCTCGCCGTACAGCATCAGCAAAAGGTTATTGGCAAAACTGTTGCGCGCTTTGTTTTCCGAGGTAACAGCGGAAAGCCAGACAGTGTCGAAGGCGGTTTTTTTGCGAGTGAGACGATACTCGTCGGGCGTCTCCTGGAACTGGCAGACCAGATTTTCGGCGACCAGTAGACCGCGATAAAGCGTTTCCGGGTCGGTTTCGCGTTGGCCCGAGGTGTGACCAATGCCGACAATGTAGTGCCGTGCAGTGCGATCGCGGCGCAGCATCTGGATTGCGTCAGAGGGTCCAACGGTGTTTCCACTGAACAGGCCGTAATGGCTCTCGAAATGCGGCGTAGTCATAGACACGCCCGAACTGATCGCGGGCGAATAGATCAATACGTCGTATTTGGTCGCCTCCTCATTTGGATTGCACAAAAAGGCCTCGACGTCAGGGTCTGCCTTGCTGTCGGCGTGAACCAGGAGCATGCGAACCGGGGCGATTTCGCCCGCGTTGACCTTGGCCTCGATCAGTGCGGCCATTCTCTTGGCTGACTCTGCAGAGTCGTTTGCAACCAGGACACGGCGGCCCGCGCAGATCTGATCAATCGCGAGCTGCCAGACGGTTTCGTCGTCGCCATGGTCAACGCGGATATGGTCAGTCGTGCCAACAACGTCTAGGACGGTGATGACCTGGCCAGGGCGCGCGAGCTCGCAGAACTCGATTACACCGTCGTTGGCGTCGGCATCGCAAAGCAAAACACGCTTGGCGGCCGCGACGGCCTCGATCAGTGCATCCATAACTTTGACGCGACCCTCGACCGGTCCGGTCGTGGTGTGGCGGATGACCTGCGACGCCTCGTCAATGCAGAGCGTCTCGAGGGTGGTAAACCAGCTGCGCTCCTCGGCGTTGTAGAATTTCGGGGCGGTCAGGCTGTTGACGCAGCAAGCCAAGTGCGAAATCCAAGGCATGTGGCGAGCATAAACCTGCTGGTAGTGTTCAACGTTGAGGCGTGCTGCAGCGTCGTCGAGGAGCGAGATCCGATGCGCGATATAGGCCGCCTTGGTCGAGGCTTTCATCAGTGGCGCGATCAGCTTCTCGGTTTTGCCGGAGCCCATGGGCGCCCGAACGATGACGATCCCCTCGAGACTTTCGACCAGGTCGGCCATGTGAGCCGGCAGCTCGATACCGCCGTGAGCCGCGCGAACGCCCTCGATTTTCATGTATTGAACGTTTGGTTTGGCCAGCGCCGAAACCGAAAAGCCCCTCAGCTGTTGGGCCTGGTTGACTTTTTGCCGGGCAATCCAACGGGCCAGGCTGCGAGCCTTGGCGCGAACAGCGTCGGGGGTGGCTGGGGGCATTTGCTCGATCACGCGGCTGACAACCTCGTCGACGCTGTATTTGATCGGCACCAGGAGCAACCCTGCGTTGACGGCCATTTTTGCCGCCTTCTCTATTTTGGTTTGGCTGCCGCTGTGGGAAACGCGCTGCAGGCAGTAGGTAAACCAGTCCTTTTCGGCGCGAAACATGCTGTCGCGGGCGTGCAGTGCCTTGGCCGTCGATTTCAAACCGTAGCGGCAGTGATAGTCGTTCCAGTCGGTTGGACCCTTGCCGGTAGCCATGGCTTCGGCTACCTCGGCCGGGCTCATTGATTCGAATGTCGGCACGGTGGCCAAGTGCTGCAAGTCGCGGTGGATCTCAAGCGCGGCGAGCAGGCCAGCGTTGCCGGCGGCCTTCCATTGGTCATTATCTGCGGCGTTGAGAAAGCGCCAGGCCGGATAGAACTTGTCATAGATACGCAGCACTTTGACCAGGTTGTCGACGTTGAACGCGACGACTACCGCGACATTGCGGCCAGCCTCGAGCTCGGCCAGATAGACGCTGGCGCCAGTGGCGAAACCCTCGACAGCGATCCGCACCTCGGCGGTTTCGATATCGCCGAAAATGCAGTGAGCACCGTCCATCTTAACGCCCGTGCCTTGCAGCTTTTTGTCGTCGTACAGGCGCTGCAGGCCTATAAATTGGCCGTAGATATTGAGCAAAGGAACGCCAGTAAAAACACCGTGACCGTCACGCATACGTTTCATTTTGAAGCGTGACGCGATCGCGCCAATCTGTTTTTCCTGCAGGTAAGGGGCGCTGCCGTCCTCAGCCCCGAGAACTTCGACGAAGCCGCGCGAAATGAAGGTGCCGCCGCCTTTCTTCTTGCCTTCGTATTCGAATTCGCCGCGCTCGTCGGTCAGCCAAGCGTGCTCGTAGGCCGAAAGCTCGCCCTGAATGCGCGCCATGCTAGCTCGAGCAGCAGCCTCCTCGGCCTCTTGGCGGGCAGCCCGCTCGAGGCGTTTGGCTTCCTGCTTCGCCAGCCACTCGCGGTCGCGCTCGCTGGAATCGATGCCGCGATCTTTCTGATACAGATCGATCAACGCCGCGAAACCAGACCAGGTCGATGGTTCGGCCGCGTTGTTGCTGAACGTCAGGAAAGGATATTCGATAGAGGCCATTTCTGGCCGTGTCGCGGTGGCGGGTTTGCCTGGGGATCGCTTGAGGTCGCCCCATACCATCAGCTTGCCGGTGTAGCGCTCGTCGGTCGCGACGACTTTCGCCTTTGAATAGTCCTTAAGGCGTTTGCCGTTGAGGCGAATTTGATTACTGACTGACGACCAATTAACGAAAGCGTCGGCTGCAGCGGCCGAGATATCCGCTTCGAAGTAAGCCATCAGGCTGTACGGGTCGGACTTGAAACGCTCCTCGTAGAAGGAGCCTAGCCCTGTGCTCTTTTGTACGTTTGTCATTTTGTCCCTTTGGTCAAAAGTACAAAGGTGAAAAAGTACAAAC